GAATGATTTGGCGATGTCGCCCATCACCGGCGGCACGTTCTTGCCGGCATTGGCCATCATCAGCGGCCCGGCCGCCGGCATGCTCTTCAGCGCTTCGTCCGTGCCAAACATCGACTTGCCGAGGTAACCGCCCAAGGCGTCGCCGCCCATGTTGCCGAGAACACCGCCAACCAGCCCGCCAATAGCGGTGCCAATGACCGGCAAAAGCATCGTGCCGAGAGCGGCCCCAGCCGCAGCCCCGGATAACGTTCCAGCCAAACCACCGGCGGCCCCGCCATAGCCTTCGGCTTTCTCGTCCCGCGTCTCGGCGTTCTGGTAAGTGTCGTAGGCCTTAAACCCCGCATCCACCACCGCGACCACCGCCGCGCCTTTTACCGCCGAGCCGACACTGAGACCTCGACCACTGCCGCCACCCTTGCCGCCTTTCTTGCCCTTCTTGCCATCGGCATCGAGGTCGCCGGCACCTAGACCATCACCGCCGCCCATGGCCCCCATATTGGTCACGATCACCTTTTGCGGGATGTTCGGATTGCCCATCAGCGAGCCACGACCGATGTTCAGCAGGCCCTTGGCGATCTTGAAGGTACTCATGGCCGACTGAAAGGCGATCACCGCCGCGACGGCCGCACCGATGCCGGTCACCACCTTAGGCGATTCGTCCGACAGCTTGCTCAGCCCTTGGGTGACGTAGGTCAGACCGTCCGCCACCTTATCGGTCACCGGCCGGAAGGCATCGCCGATCGCGCGCATGGCATCGTCCATGGACTGGGCCATTTCCGACCACTTCTGCGCCGACGACTGCCGGCGTTCCTCCAGGTTCTTGTCCAAAATCCCGGTGGCATTGGCCGACTCCGATTTCAGCTTGGCGTACAAATCCTTGTTCTGCATGAACGCGGTCAACGCGCCCTTGACCTGCATGTCAGCGAACAGGTCGCCGGTGCGCAAGGCTTGCTCCAGGGACGCAATCATGGCCTTGGCTTTTTCCGGATCGGTCTCCTGGCTGATCTCGGCCGTGGCCTTCGCCATGGCGGCGGCCTTCTTCGGATCGGTCGCCGCAATGTATTTCTGCGCCAACTCAAAGCTGGATTCCAGCGTGGATTTACCGTTCTGCAGCCCGGTGTTCATCGAGCCCTGGTAATCAATCCCCGCATCCTTGTAGGCCTTGACCGTGTCGCCCGAGCCGATCTTTTCCATCCAGTTCTTGAGGTTGCCGGCCGCCTCATCCGAGCCGCCGGCGGTCTTCATTTGCACCTGAAGCATGGCACCCAGTTGCGTGACCGAATCCATCCCGGTGATGCCTAGCTTGCCCATGCCCGCCAGCAGCTCGGGGAACCAACGCGCCATGTCGGCCGCTTCAAAACTGCCCGCCTGCCCTTGGTAGGCGATCGCCTCCAGCGCCTTCTGCATTACCGCCGGGTCGGAAATCTTGGCGTTCTGCCCCAGGGCATTGATCATGCGCGCCGTTTCGCCGCCGTCCGAACCCTGCCCCACGGCGAACTTGGCCGCCGTCGGGGCATATTGCAGCGCCTTGTCCAGCTCCATGCCCGCCCCTACCAGGGCGTTGACCACCTCGGCCACCTGATTGCGCGCCATGCCGGTGTCACGCGAGGTGTCGACAATCTTCTTCGACAGCTGCGCCTCTTCGGGCTTGTTGGCAATGTTCGACTTGATCGCAATGTCACGGATGATCGCGCCATAGTCCGCGCTGACCTTGGTCGGAATCGCCATCGCCGCCGTGGCGGCCACCGCCTGGCCGACGCTGCTTTTGAGTTTCTGCTTGCCTTCGTCGAGTTGCTGGTGACCTTTGGCCTTCAGCTCGGCCTTGTTCGCCGCCTGCCCCATGGCCGTGTAGGCCTTGGTCAGATTGCGGACCTCCACGCCTTGCTTTTTCAGGCTGCTGATATTGCCCTCAAGCTGTTTCAGCAGGGCGCCGGCACCCTTCTCGCCCGCCATGTGCGCCTTGCGCCACTCATCGCGCAACCGCACGGTGTCGCCAATGGTCTTTTCCAGCACCCGGGCTTTTTTGCCTTCCGTCTCCAGCCGCTTGATGCGACTGGTGACATCCTTGAACGCCGAGCCCACCGTGGAGCTGACCGCCCCGCCAATGACCAGGCCGAGCGCGAGTTTGTTCGCCATGTGCGTGCCCTATACGTCGGGGAGTTCAAAGGCGGCTCAATCCGTGAGCCACCACAGCATCTGATCAAAGGGCATAGCCTCGATCTCGGCAGCAGAGAAACCCGTCTCTTTTGCCAAGCGCTGGGCCGTGTCCCTGAGCGTGACGGCGTTAAACGTCGTCTTCTTCGACCAGGCGAAAATAGCCCGCCGAAAGGCGCTGGTAGTCCTTATATTTCAAGGTCAACAGCTCCTCCTCAGACAGCCCGGTCAGACTGCTGAACAACGACAGCTCCTGTTTTTCATAGTCGCCATTGCCGGCGATCTTGGAGGCGCGCCAGTCCTTCACGCTGGGCGCGCGAATGGCCACGGCATCGGTCATGACGCCGCTGATCACGGTGTTGTATTTGAGCGTTACGGTAACGCCCTCATCGGCCAGCTTCAGCCACTTCGGCAAAGCTGGGACGGTGCTGTCTTGGCTTACTTGATTCATGTTGGGTAGTCCTTAGAGGCCGATGGCCGAGCGTTCTGCGGCCAGTTGATCGACACCGTCGACCACCTGAATCATGTTGAGCGGGTCGATTTCGTACATCACGCGACCGTCGATTTCGAGCTTGTAGTAAACGGCCTTGATCGCGTGCTTGATTTCCGCCTTGTCGCCCGGCTTCCAGTCGCCCATGTCGACCTCTTTGATACCGCCGCGCAGGGTCACCACGACCGGCGTCACCGTCCCTTTTAAGCCCCGGAAGGCGCCACGAAAGACGATGGCGCACGCGGTCTGATCGGCCAAGCCGAAGTACTTCAGCGACTCACGGCGCACGCCGTTGGTGGTAAACGCCGCTTCCAGCTTTTCCAGCCCCATGGCCATTTCGATCGGGGCGGACATGCCGCCGCCCTGATAGTCGTCGGTTTTTTGCGTCAGCTTGGGCAGCGACAGGGTGGGCACGTCGCCGGCGAAACTCACACCGTCGACAAAGGCGTTCATGTTGGAGAGAACTTGAGGAATCATTGATCGGCCCCCTTAGGCTGCTTCAAGAACTTCGGTCAACCATTCGTTGGTGACTTCAATGAGGAAATTCGGGTTTTCTGCCGGCGGCACGTCAGTGAAGCGGATGCGCCAGTAAATTTTGCCCTGCTCGATTTGGCTGGCCGTGTTCTTTTCCTTGTCCGCGTAGACTTCGAAATTGATCACCGCGCCGGCGTTCTTCTGGTCGCGCATGAACGCCTGAAGCCCCTCGGTCACGTCCGCGACATAGGTCTTGGTGATCGAGCGATCGACCGCCCATTTGTGCCCCGCCTGGATCGCATCCATGAGGATGTCGCAGGTCCGCACCCGGGTGACGAACGCCCATTTCGGGTCGCTGGACAACGTGCGGTTACCCCACAGGCGATAGCCGCCATCCCGGATGATCGTCGCGATGTTCGCGTTGTTCAGCAGGTTGGCCCGACAGGTTTCGTCGCCGTCCAGGTACTCGATCGGGCGAGTGGTGCCGGTGATGCCGACAAACTCCTTGTTCGACGGCGAGGCCCAGTAGCCGTAGTTGGCATCGGTCCAGGCAAACAAACCCGCGACCCAGGCCGAGCCGGGCGCGTCGACGGTCGCGCTCAAGATCGTGTCCCAGAACTGCACCCCCGGATCGACCATGTACAGACGCTTACTGCCGAACTCCAGGGCGTAGGCCATGGCCGCCTCATCGGTGGTGTTCGGTCCGTCGAGGATGGCGATCGCACGCAACTTGCCGGCCAAGGCATCCATGGCGGTGGCCACCGCTTGAGTGGCGGAGTGTTTCGGCGCGATCAGCAGTTTCGGCTGGGCGTTGTGCTTGCTCTTGCCGTCGAGCAACGCCTGAAGGCCGGTACGCTGGCCACCGGCGAGAACGCCACCAATGAT